TAAATCTTCTATAAGGTGCAACTAATGCTTTTAATTGTTTAGCAACACCATAACTACAAACAATAACATCAGGATTACTGTTATCATTATTTAAATCTTCAAGCATATCATCAATAATAGATTCAGTAATAGGAGCTCCTTTTAAATCTTCACTATGTGATTTAATAGTTGAAGAAATACCTTTGAAATCTTTACTAGTACTATCACCGGTTCCTTCAAGGATTGCTTTATCTGTTTTATTATTAACATCAATGAATTTCTTTTCTTGTCTACGAGCAAGAAGATCAATATATTTATTACCCATTTGCGCCATCATGGAAACTTCGATGGGTGCAACTAATGCTTTCATTTTGTCAGTTACATCATCAATTTGTTCAGGAGCTGCATCTGGAATATCATCTAATTCACCAATCCATTTAACATCATCAGCTTCTCTTTTTTCTTCAAAATATCCTACAAGAGCTGCTTTATTATCAAATACTTGCCCTTTACTTTCCAAATATCTGAGTAATGGTGCATTTTCAAAAGTTTTAGTTTGCAATACATTACTGTATTCAAGTTGCATTGCGTTAGGATAATCACTTACTTGTTGAAATGTTTTTTTTAACTCATCTATTTCTGCAGAATGAGTTGCTACTTTGCTTATTACTTCATCGAGATTCATATTTAAAAACCTTCTTTTTTTATAATTTATAAAAATTTTATTATTTTTTTTAGAGATTTTGAGAAATAGCATCAATTAATGGATTTCTCATCATTTGTTTTTTCATCAATATTTCTGCAGTTTCTTCAGTACTGAAAGTATTTTTCTGAATATTATTAGTTTCCCCGTGTGGAGGAATATTATTTAAATCAACACGAGATGTAGGTTTACGAGTTTCATTTAAGTTTTTGAAGAATCTTTCTTCAAATTCATGTAACCTATCATCAACTGATTTATTGATTCTTTCTTCCATTTCTTCAGCAGAAAATGATTTAGTTACACCATCTCCCCCATCATTGTTTTCTGAGTTACCAGTACCCTCATCATTATTGTTTTGTTGGATTTGAGTTATTTCATCATGAACCATACTTTTAACAGTACTTTCCATAGATTTAGATAACTGTTCTACTAATCCTTGTTCTTTTTCACTCCATAACTCATCCATAGCTATTTTTAAGTCATTTTTAGTAACATATTGTTCCTCAGGTTCTGCACCTGATTGAGTATTATTATCTGTCATGTTTTTAGTCTCCATGTTTTTTAATATTTTATTACATACTCCTGCAAAACATGTTCCTTCAACTACTCCTTTAGCAGTGGTGACTGTACCTAAAGTATCTATGTTTGCAGGCATGCTTGTTAAACTGATTTCATCTAATCTTGCATTTTTAACATTCCAACCACCATCACGATTACGATCATATTCAGTTGGTGCACCACCAATACTTAAACCCAGGTTAACTCCAATATCTAACATTTCTTTAATATCTGGTGCATATTTAGAAAGTATTGTGGCACCTATTTTCAAAGTATCATTATCAGAATCCAGTACTTTGTTGATACTACCTAGTAAACCTGTGAATAAACCATATTCATGGTCTCCATGAAGATTTTTATTACTGGTTAGTAATTGTTTTTTCATAGAGTTTATGGCTGATGGTAGCATAATGTCTTTTTGCAAGTCTTGGCTTGTTGTACTTGCTGTTCCTATGATGTCTAATGTTCCGTCATCATTTAACGTGTAATTTTGTTGGTTGTTTTTGGTGAGTGGGACATAGACTCGAAAACGATTATGATTATGCAATGTTTTCCAATCCTCCTAAAAATTTTATTCTTTTTTTATAAAAAAATAAATTAATGTTAAAATAAGCTGTAAAAATAATAACTAATATGTATAAAAAATACTAGAAGAAAAAATAAATCATTAATAATAAAAGAACCAGCTCCAATTTTTGAAAAAAAATTATTTTTTTTATTATTTAATGTTTAAGTTTTTTTTCTTCTTCAATAATCACCGTAGACAATTAGAAAAAAGGAGTCTGTGAAATTTTACAGACTCAAAAAAAAAAGAAAAAAATTAAAGAATTTGTTTCAATTTATATGTAACTTTTTCATTATCCTCAATAGGATTATATTCGATAACTCTATTCAAAGTATATATGAATTATTTTTTCAATATTATTTTTAAGATCCTCTTTAAATTCTTTATCAAAACTAAATCGGATATTTATTCCATTTTTTTCATCTTCAGAAGCAATTTATAAAGAACATTCATTTTTATGAGTATTAATTGTATATAATTCCCCAATAATCTCGATAGAATCTGATTTTTCATTTTTTGTATCGTCAATTACTTTATAAACTTTTTCTGCAAACTCACTAGTTAATTGTTGTGGTTTAAACCCGTTAGGAGCCACAGAATCATACATACCTAAATTTAATTTATTATCTTTTAAAACTTTTAAAAGTTTTTTATATTTAAATATTGGTTGATTACCCATAGTTTTCATTTTATCTAAAAGCAACCCTTCATTATCCCAGCATTCGATAATTTCATTTAAATATTCTCTCTTTTTTTGTAACGAAGCTATCTGATATATGTTGAAGAAAAAACCTGAAAAACGAGTACGAACCAAAAGAGCTGATAATTAAGAAAAGTATGTTTAGTCTTTTCTTCATATATACAGTGTAACGATTTAGAAAAAAATAGATATAAAACATTTATACACAATATAACAAACAATTACTTAAGGTGTTAAAAATGATTTCCTTACATATTTTTAAAATCAATGGATTAAAAGAACAACATTTAGATTATATTAAACATTATACTTCAGTAAATGAAAAAGAAGAAGAATTTGATGTCGAACTAAAACAATACATCTCCGAATACAACATTAGAGAAAAATATTTAATTGATTTTAAATTTACACACGAATCAGTAACTAAAATTCAAATTGATGAAAGAAATTTCCCTAATTTCCATGTTGATTCTGCAGAAATATGGATTTCTTTTAAACATCCTCAAACTTTCATTTTTATTAAATCTTCATCAAACTTAGATTTTATCCTAAGTGAACTGAAAAGAATAATTCAAATTAACATACCTTTAGAGCAAATGGTAGAATTAAAAACAAATGAACTTGATTTAAAAGAATATTTCGCAGATATAATAAAAAAAGATGCATCCGAAGTATTAAGTGGATGGTGGAAAGGATTAAATGCAAATGATCATTCTGTAAATTTACATGGGATTTTAAGAGATGATGAAGGTATTGAAAGTGAATTATACAGTTTAATTAATGAAACTGCAAAAACAAAAACAAGTGTCAGAATAATGTCAAAGAAATTAGTAAATACAATTACAATAAGTCAAAATAAATTATATTCCCCACATAAAGAAGTGAATAGCATAACATTAATAGAATATTTCGACAAAATTATTTATCCATTATTTAAATATCCTCAAGAGCAAGAATAATTTCCTTAATAAAATCTATGGATTCGACGACTAATTCCCCATTATATATCAATGTCACTTCACCATTTTCAGTGATTATTGAAAAATTACCTAATATATTATCTCCCAAAAGATTTACCAATTTATTTTTATTAAATGATGTTTTAACGCGAATATTCACTTTCCCATCAATGTTTGAAATATAATTTAATTTAAATAATTCACGAATATTATCAAATAAAGATAACATACAATCATTAAATTTCTCAAAAGAAATATCTACTGCTTGAGTAAAATGCAAATTTGTTTCAGCATCTAATGGAATTCTAAATTTAGAATATATTGGAAAATTTCTTCTTTTCAAATTTCCTTTAATTATATTACCTTCCATGTCAGAAATCAAACCATAATGTTTGAATAATTCATCTATATCTTCTTTAAAGTTGGGTGTATCATTAAGAATATTACAATCATAATCAAAAATCAAAGTAATATTTAACATTGTTTTTTTAAGTCTTCTTTCTTTAATCTTATTAAAAACAAAGGAAATTATGGGATAAGCTCCTTCAGGATAAACAAAACAAAATAATGTGACTATAACACTTAATGATGAAATAATCTGCCAAAATAAATTTAATATTCCGAAAAACATATCCATACAAATCACCAATATACTATTATTTTAATAGTAATACATTTAAAGTAAAAAAAAAAGTAGTACTGAGAGGTTAGTTTTCTAATAAATATTCATCTAATGGAACTTCTTTAATAATTACTTCAGCTTCATTATCCCAATATTCAATATGATTTATTAATGGTTTGAATTGAGGATATTTCTTAACAAATTGGATATCTTCCTCTACTTCAAATTTTAAATAATCATCAATGTTCATTTGCTCTTTTTTATAATTAATTTCCCAAATTTGTTTAAGAAGATCATCACGCCTACCCACAAAATCTCTTCGTTCTTTGTTGAATGTATTATTATTCCCAAGAAGTGCTGATTCAAGATCCCCCGGGATTGGCTCTTCAAGAATTATTAATTCAGCTAAAATTTTAGCAGGCATATTCTTAATAAATTCCTTATCACAACGAACATACTTAATAACAACCATAAACAATAACCTCCATCAAAACACAATTAACTAAATTTAATTTTTAATATTAATATGTTAACAGCATCATATAAATATTTATATTTATTGAAGTTTCCATACTTTAGCATGAGCTCCAATATCTTTAATATATTCTAAATTAGAACCTGGAGGCAACATCACCTCAAAATCACCTTGAGTTGCTGTAATTCCTTCAACATATAGCACTTTTGTTCCTGCAGGAACTAAAATATAATTAAGTTCATCACCATAAACATCAGATTTAACATTTTCACCTATAGATGTTGAAAGAATACCTTTATCAGAATAAACTTTTTTATTACCTTCTACTTTCATGTACCTATTATTTTCTCTTCTAATTAACACTAATGGTTCATTAAGTACTATACCTTTATTAAATACCATTCTAACTAATTCTAAAGCCCTCTCAAAAGAAATATCAACCTCTCTTTCTTTAACCAAATTTTTCCATTCTTGTTTTGGGTTTCTATCTGGAGATTGTAGTCCTCTTAAATAAAAGTTTAGAATTGAGTCTCCCTTTTTAGTGTATAATCTTATGAATTCTAATTCTTCTTCTGTTAAATTATCTGCAAAAACACCACAATCCATTTCAAAATCTAATCTTCCTTTATGAGTATTTCCAACAATAGGATATAACTTCCCATTATCTATAATATATCTGTTGAAATTATTATCCTCAGTTAAATTTGTTACAATCGGGTTTTCAGGAGGTTCCCCTTTGGTTTCCCATACTGCTGTGACTGTACATCTACAATTTGGATGAAATGGTATTAATCCAAGAATATCTTCTATTTTATGAGTTTTTTCTTCCCCATGATTATCAAAGATTACATTCTCATTTTTGTTAAATTCATATGCATACTTTAAACATGTAGTACAAACATTATTATCTTCTGCAGTTAAAATTTTAACTTCTGTGTAGCCTTCATTTGCATATGATTGGAGTATTCCTGTATTTTGTACTCTACTTACTTCTGTTTTAGCTATTAATGTTGCTCTTTGCAATGGTGTGAATGTGGTGTTTTTTAAAGGTTGCACCCCAACTTTTAACAATCTTCTTGCAATTTCATGAGGATTTTCCCCAGCTATAACTCCTTTAAATATTTCATTTTTAACTGTATGTCTTAAATCACGTGAAAGATTCCTCACAAGTCCATGATTATAATCTTTAGCAAATTGCAATGCTAATTTATCTGCTTGTGTGAAACGTTGTTTAGATTTTATATCCAAGTAACCTTTTTGTTTTCCTCTTTGATATATATCTTCAAGTAATGAATCAATACTAAAATAATTTTTTTCAAGTAGTTCATCTAAATCCTCTTCAAGTGCAGAAAATACTTCTCTTTGATATTTCGCCCCATTAAAGAAATAATTTCTTGCTTCAGTCGTATTTAACCAACTTTTAGTTGAAGATAATTGATTATCAATAAGCTCTTTTAAAAGATTATAATATCTTTGAACTACTGAAGAATCGCGTGTTTTATTTATTCTAAACTCATCCCATAAACCTAAATCATCAAGGAGCATATGATTAGTTTTAATTCTTTCAACTGACACCATATTACTGGTACTCCTTGCGTAATCTTTCCATGGTTAAAGCTTTTTCTAAACTCTTAACCTCAGTACTATAATTACCATTGCCCATGTTAGGTGACATTGTTAACTCTTGATTTAAAGGTAAATCACCCCAATCCACAGGATTCAAACCATAATCCAAACGAACCTCGTTAATAGACTTAACACCGTTCTTCAACTGAATATCCTCTATCTGAGCACGAGTCAACTTATTCTCCAAATCCATATGGTTATACTCAAAAACCTCTTTAAACCCAGACCTGCCTAATACTTTATTAAAAGCATTTTCAATAATCTTACAATCCCCAGACAAAGTATTATTAAAAGATTTTTCTTGACTATCCCCTGTACCACTACCTAAATGTGCTGTTTCAACAATGCCTATCACAGCAGGAGGCACTTGAAAACCAATTAATATACGATCACGACTATAATTTAATAAGTTAAGGAAATCCAAATCACGGTTATTATTACCTGTGCTTTGATAAGTAGCTCCTTTAACTGTAAGCAAACCTTTTTTATTTTTATCTTGCTTCATTCTGTTAATAAAAGATTGAATACTTACATTACTTGTTTCTTTATCAAATGATAATATTCCTCGTGGATCCATTCCGCTGTTATCAAACATTTCTTTGTTATGTTTTAAACCACTGAATTCTAATGCAATAGATAATCCAATACTGTCTATTTCACTAATACCCCATAGATAGTTTTTAGCTTCGGGTCTAGGTTCATATATATGTATTATTTCATCATCTTCAAACCTGTAATCTGTATTACGAAGACCCCATTGGCTAGTATCATTATGATAACAGATTAACTCTGTAGGTATATGTTTAAAACCAATAGGTATGTTGCCATAATTTTCTTTATGGTTAACTTCTATAAAACAGTCTCCTGTTAATTTCCATGATTTCCATATTAAATCATTGAGTGTTGCAAATGTATCTGCTCTTAATTTTCCCTGAGGATCATTGAATAAGTTATTTAAGTAATTAGCTGTTATGGGATTTACTTCTTCACCATAATTGTTGGTAATGGTGAATCCGTTTATTAGGCTGTATCTGATGTATGCTTTAATGCATGATTTAACAAAAACATTATTATATGAGTCATAATATGTTTGTAGGTCGCCTGTGTCTTTGTTGGCTTGTGTGAATGCCCAATGGTAATTGTTCATGAATTCATAGAGTAATGAATCGTCTTCAGGGTTTCGTAGTCCGGGTAGTTTCATTATGCTTTTTTTGATGTTGTTAAAAAATCCCATATTATATAATTCTCCTTTTCCATATTTTTTTTATTATATTTCCACAATTTCAAAGATATCATTCCCAATAAATTCTTGGTTAATATAATTGAATACATGTGCAGTTGCATCAACAATATCGTCATGTTCTCCATTAGGAAATGCACGAAATTCATCTTGGAATATTTTACGGAGATTATTATCCTTAATATCAACATATACATGTCCATCGTAAATATAATCTTTCAGTGGTGTTGCTCGGTCTGCTTTACTATTATTTGGTACGGGTATGGCTCTTTCCAGGAAGTATCCTGGTAATTGTTGCTCCCAGTTATCATAGAGTAGTGCCCCTGCAGCAGCTACTCCAGTTTCAATTATTGAAATATTATCATGTCCATCAAGTATTATCTGATTTTTTATTTTTTGACTTGTGTCTTTACCAAATTGCCCATGAACAAAATCAGTTATAAGTATAGATTTATTATCGTTTAACAGGTACATAGGTACTCCTGCTGTGAAATCATTTTTACCAGGGTCACTTGAAGCTACATCCCATCCACGACACATTTGAATGGTTGTTAATTCTTTTGGAGGGGCCTGCCAATGAAATTTGTTTAAATCGAAGAAATCACTGGTATCATCTATTGGTTTTTGTTGAAAAATAGATTGGAATAATCGCTCACCAATAGATTCCCTTTTCTTTTCCAATTTTTCAATCGTATATTTTTCAGGCCATAATTGTTCACCATTTTCCTTGATTGCTGGGAAGCTTATGAAATGATAATCTTCACTACGGTTCTTTTTAAAATAACCTTGCAAATCATTACTATGCCAACGAGTGTGCAGTATAGCTAGTTTGGTATGGGATTCTATTCTTTGTTCAATAATAATGTCAAACCAATCAATCCTTTTTTGCAGTAATGTTGGTGTGATATCCTCAAATCCTTTATACGGGTCATCTATGATAATGTAGTCTGCATCTCTACCCGTAATAGAACCATTAGCTCCTACTAGTTTAATACTTCCTGCTAAACCCTTTTTGTCTTCGAACATTAAATGAGTACTGCTGTGTTTTGATTCTGATAGGTGTACTCCGAAGTATGCTCCATATTTTTTAATGTATTCTCTTAGTTTAATACCAAATGTTTCTGCTAAGCTTGCTTCATTAGAAACTATAAGAATATTAAGATGTGGGTTTTGGAATATTAACCATAAAGGATAAGCTAAAGTAACCATAGATGATTTGGAATGCCTTGGAGGCATTGCAACACACAAACGTTCATACTCACCTAAAGTTAAAGCAGTTAACTCCTCTGATAATTTATCAATGTGTGGAGCTTCAACATCTGTTTCATATTTTGATGTGATGAAAACACGATAAAAAAGATATAAATCATTTAAGATTTCACTTATTTCTTTCTCGCTTAGCATATAAAATATTCCTTATTTTTTCTTCATCAAAATAAGTTGTTAAATTATTATTCTCAACATTAACATTAACATCAGTATTTTTCAAGA